CTCAATAACAACATTATTAGGAAAAATTAAGACTGCTATTAACAGTTATTATAGCACTATTAAAGGAACAGGTCGTTACTTAGTCGAAGGTTTCGCCAAAGGTATCAGTGAAAACACATACTTGTCAACTGCTAAAGCTAGAGCAATGGCTCAAGCGGCTGTAAATGCAGCTAACGATGCTTTACACATTGATTCACCATCAAAAGTATTAGCTCAAACAGGTAGATGGGCAGGTATGGGTTTTGCAAATGGTTTAAGTGAATACATATCAGTAGCTTATGATACAGGTGCAAACATGGCAGACTCAGCTACATCTGGAATTAGTAAAGCAATATCTAGTATCTCAGATGCTATGGATGCTGATATTGATTCTGAACCTACTATTAGACCAGTGCTTGACCTAACAAATTTACGTAGTGGTGCAAGTTCAATCAATAGTATGTTTAATAGCAATCCAACTTTAGCATTAGCAGGAGAAGTTGGTTCTATTGATGCTATGATGAGTAATAGAATTCAAAATAGTGATAATAGTGATGTGGTTTCTGCTATCAATGAGCTTAAATCAGCAGTATTAGATTCAGCAGGTGATACTAATATCATTAATGGAATTACATACGATGATGGAAGCAACATAACTAGCAGTATCAAATCATTAATTAGAGCTGCAAAAATAGAAAGGAGGAAATAACATTGGCTGAAGTTTATACAGTAAAAAAAGGTGATACACTTAGTGCTATTGCCAAAAAATACAATACAACTTATCAAAAGTTAGCAGATTACAATGATATTCCAAATCCTAACTATATACAAATTGGACAAAAAATTACGATACCAGGTACTAGTGACACCAAACCAAAAACTAAATCTGGTACTGGTAGTAAAGTTACTATTAATCAGTTTGGGTTGATATCTGATCCGGATCTCAACCCTGATTATAGGTCATGCTTTGTAACTTGGAAATGGTCAAATACCCACACCGAAAATTATAAAGTGATGTGGTATTATGATACAGGTGATAGCGTTTGGTTTGTTGGTAATGATGGAACAACTACTTATAAACAAAGTACATATTCTGCACCAACAAATGCTAAACGAGTCAAAGTAAAAATAAAACCAATTGCTAAAACATATGAACAAAAATATACAGTAAAAACTAAAAACAAAAAGACAGGTAAAACAACCACTACAACTAAAACAAAAACAGTATCTTACTTTACAGCTACTTGGTCTAGCGAGAAGACATATAGTTTTAGTAACAATAAACCTGAAATACCACCAGCACCAACAGTTGAAATGGATAATTATAAATTGATAGCTGATGTTAATTTATCAGAGGCAGCTTCAGACATGCTAGCAGACCATATTCACTTTGAAGTAGCTCAAGATGACCAAACAATATTTGGAAAAGGAAATGCTCCAATATCTGTTCGTAATGCTACAGCACATTGGACCGTAACAGCAGGTCATAAATATAAAGTAAGAGCTAGAGCATATAGAGGATCATATAGACCAGACACTGATTATTGTAGTGAATGGTCTGATTTCTCTTCAGAAGTAGAAACTATACCGGCTAAACCAAGTGGAATAACAACATTAAAAGCATTAAGTGAAACATCTTTATATGTTGCTTGGGATAAAGAAAGTTCGGCTACTGGTTATGAAATAGAGTATGCTACTGAGAAAAGTTATTTAGGTGCTTCTAATGCATCTTCTACACAAACTTGTGAAAGTAATAAGTATACTATAACTGGATTAGAGTCTGGGTATACATATTATGTAAGATATAGAGCTACAAATAGTGCAGGAAACTCAACTTGGTCTAGCGTAAAATCTGTAATATTAGGTAAAGTGCCAGCAGCACCAACAACATGGAGCAGTACAACGACACTAGTTGCTGGTGAATCATTAACATTATTTTGGGTACATAATGCTCAAGATAATTCAAGTCAAACTTATGCTCAGATTGAGTATAAAATTGAGGGAGGTTCAACTGAGACTAAGAAAATTAAAAATAGTACTGATGAGGATGAAAAAGATAAAACTTCGTCATGGCCTGTAGATGCTTCCATATTAAAATCTTCAGCTGGAAAGAAATTCTATTGGCGAGTTAGAACCGCTGGTATTTTAAAAGATTCAGATGGAAACTATAAATACGGAGAATGGTCTATACAAAGAGTCGTTGAAGTATATGAGCGACCAACTTTAGGATTGAGTTTGATAGATAATTACGGTTCATCATTAGACACGTTAGAGTCATTTCCATTTAATATTGTGTGTAATGCAGGGCCAAAATCTCAAAAACCAATTACTTATGATATAGAGATAACTGCTAATCAAGCTTATACTGGAGTTGATTCGGTAGGTAACGAAACTAATATTGCAGAAGGTACCGTCATATTTTCAAAATTCTACAACTCAAATGAATATACATTAATAAAAGAAATGTCAGCATTTGATGTCGATTTAGAGAACAACATAGAATATAAAGTTCATGCTATTGTATCTATGGATTCTGGTATGACAGCCGAAGCAAAAGCGGAATTCTATGTAAGTTGGGAAGATGAGGAATATTCTCCTAATGCTGAAATAGGTATAAATTATGATGATTGTTCGGCTACTATAAGACCATTTTGTAAAGATGAGGACGACAACTTAGTTGAAAATATAGCATTATCAATTTATCGTAGAGAGTTTGATGGTTCGTTTACTGAAATTATGAGTGGAATAGGTAATAGTTTATCTACATTTGTGTTTGACATGCACCCATCTTTAGATTATGCAAGATATAGAATAATAGCTATGTCTACTAAAACTGGAGCCGTTAGCTATACAGATTTACCAGGATATCCTGTAAATGAGCAATGTATTATAATTCAATGGTCCGAATCATGGACTGAGTTCAATTATGATGATGAGAACCCACAAGAAGCACCACCATGGTCAGGTTCATTGATAAGATTACCTTACAATATAGACGTATCAGAAGAAACCGAGAAAGATGTTACTCTAGTTCAGTATATTGGTAGAGAGCATGAAGTATCATACTATGGTACTCAAAAGAGTCAAACAGGTACATGGAACATCGAAATTGAAAGAGATGATGTTGATACATTATATGAATTAAGAAGACTATCCTCATATATGGGAGACGTGTATGTGCGAGAGCCTTCAGGTTTAGGATACTGGGCAAACATTAAAGTATCAATATCACAAAAGCATAGAGAATTAACGATACCAGTTACTTTAACTGTTACTAGAGTGGAAGGAGGAGCTTAAAATGCCAGATTGGACAAGATCAATGAAACAAACTTTTGAGTATTACACTGTAGACCCTGGAACATGGGCAAATGCTCAAAAGATAGATACAATCACTAAGTGTACACTACAATTTGATTCTGATTCTGACACTTTAGGTTCTGCCACTATTGAAGGTACTGAGTCAATTGGTGAAGAATATATTAGAGTTTACCTCATAACAACTCAAGATGGAACAAAAGAAAGTTTCTCATTAGGAACATTCTTAATTCAAACTCCTAATACTTCATTTGATGGAAAAGTTGAAACTATATCCTTTGATGCATATACTCCTTTAATAGAATTAAAAGAAAAGTACCCTGCATTAGGATATTCTATATTTAAAGATACTAATGTAATGTCAATGGCATATAAATTAACAAGCGAAAATGTTAGAGCCCCTGTTGTAGAGCCAAAAAATGATGAAAAGCTATATAGTGATTTTGTAGCAGACCCATCAGAGACTTGGCTCTCTTTTATTGTAGATTTAATGGCAAACGCCAAATACCATTTTATATTAGACGAATTAGGTAGAATATTATTTTCGCCAGATCAAGAGACAGCATCGCTTCAACCTGTATGTACCTTTGATGATAGTAATAGTTCAATATTATATCCAGATATTGAAATGACTAGAGACTTATATGGGATTCCAAATGTTGTTGAAGTTATATACTCAGATAGTGCAGGTTATATTAATGTTAGAGTAGTTAATAATGATAAGAGGTAGAGAAATTATATATAGAGTAACAGATCCTGATGTTACAGGAACACCTACAGAAGGACAATTAAAATTATATGCACAGCAAACATTAGAAGACTTATCAGCATTAGAAAATACTATAACATATACACATGGATATCGACCTGTTAGAGTTGGAGATTGCGTTAGATTAGATTACGAAAAAGCAGGACTAAGCAATGTTAAAGCCAAAGTGACTAGTCAATCAATAGAATGTGTACCTGGATGCCCTGTCACAGAAACCGCTGTATATACAGAAAATCTATGGAAAGCGGGGTAGAATAAATGAGTTTAACAAATGATTTATTATCGCAATTTGTAAAAGTAACAAACGACAACGCTGAATCAAAGATTAAAAGCGGTGTCACAGTATATGGTACTGTAGTCAAAAATGGTAATAACACATATGTCAAAATGGATGGTTCTGACATAGTAACTCCTATTGACCCAACTCCTGTTGATTCTGTAACTGATGCTAAAAATGAAGATAGGGTAATGATTACAATTAACAATCATAAAGCTACTATAACTGGTAATATTACATCTCCTTCTGCTAGAAAAGAAGTTGTGGATGTTGTATACAATAAAGTAGAATCTTATGACAGTATAATTGCTACAAAAGCAACTATTGAACAATTGAATGCTACCGAAGCAGATATAAAGAGTTTAGTAGCTGATAAAGCTGATATTACAACATTAGAAGCGGATAAGGCTGAGATAACAGAACTTATAGCTACAAAAGCAGATATTACAACATTAGAAGCTGATAAAGCAGAAATAACAGAACTAGTAGCAACTAAATTATCAGCAGATGATATTGAAGGTAAATATGCAAATATCGACTTCTCAAATATTACAAAAGAAACTGTTAAAGATTTCTATGCAGAGTCTGGTATTATAGACAATGCTACATTAAAAGATGGTGAAATTACAGGAGAACTTAAAGGCGTTACCATACGAGGAGATTCAATAATTGCTAATACTTTGAAGGCTGATAGCTTGATTCTTTCTGGTACTGATGGACTATATTATAAGTTAAACGTAACTTCTTTAGGAGAAGCTGTTGTAGAAAAAGATACTACTGGTAAATATGAAGATGGTTTAGATGGAAGTGTTATAATTGCTAAATCTATCACAGCAGACCAAATAAGTGTTAGTGATTTAGTAGCTTTTGGTGCAAAAATAGCAGGATATACCGTAACAAGTAGCGCATTATATTCTGGCTCAAAGACTTCTGTTAGCAATACAACTAGAGGTGTATACTTAGATAGCGACGGACAAATAGCATTTGGAGATTCTTCTAAATATGTTAAATTTTATAAAAACTCAAGTGGTAATGGTGTGCTAGAAATAAAAACTGACAAATTTACTTTAGATGCTAATGGTAATGCATATTTTAAAGGTGATATTACTGGTGCTAGTGGATCTTTTAGCGGTTCATTGAATGGTGCTACCGGAACTTTTAGTGGTTCTTTAAATAGTGCTAGTGGTACATTTACAGGTGCTATACGCGCAACTGAAGTGTTTATAAGAAGTGATGAAACTGTAGCATCTAATGATTGCTATATGTATATAGTAAGTGGATACGGTAACAGTACTGGAACTTCATTTGTATCAGGAAAGTATAATAGTAGTTATGGGTATACATATCCAATACTTGCTATAGGTGCTGGAAGAGGTGCTAGTGGTGCAACATCATTTGATGGATCCATTATATATGTTACATCTTCTGGAGTTATTATTGATACATTACGCACTGATACTATATATTCGTATCAGGACAGTCGTGTATTTGTAGGAAATTCTTTGTATGTTAACGATACTTTAACAGCAGCAAAAAGTATATATTCTAGTTCTAATATAGTTGCGACTGGTGCTTGCATATCAAAATCGAATAACGTATACGCAAGCTATTTAGAGGGCACTAGCGCTAATGCTGGTAATATTTATGCTCATATGTGGAGTGATAAAACATCTACCCATTTTGGAAGTACTATTATTAATGATGATGGATCTACAGCATGGTGTTACGGAGGATTATATTTTTATAAAAATTATACACAGTTGACTGGTCCTAGTGAATCAGGAGTGTATGTTTCTGTAAACAGCACTTCATCTACACAAGGATTACTAACATTAGGTAGAGGATATAGTTCAAGTTATACTTCTGCATATCGTGCATACTGGAAAGATAATAGTATTCACAATATGCTAGAGCGTAATTCTGATGGGTTATCTTGTTATTTAGGATGGGCTGGTTCTAGCTCATATTCGACAATCACACAGATTAGAGGAAGAACATGCAAATATCAAAATTCATCTGGAACTACAACGCTATCAGATAGAAACTTAAAAATTAATTATGATGGATATGACACTAAATACGATATTTTCTTTGATAATCTAAGACCAACGCCGTTCAAATATATTAATGGAAATAGTGGTAGAAAGCATTTGGGTTATATAACTCAAGAGGTAGAGGATGCTTTGACTACTGCTGGATTATCAACTGTTGACTTTGGAGGAGTTAATATCATTCCAATTTCTAATAGAGAAACAGAGTATGATAATGATGGAAATACAATTGATATAGAAGGAAGTTCTGTCAATTATTTATTAGATTTAGGTATTCATGAAGAACATGATTTAATATATACTGAGTTTATATCTTTAAACACATGGCAAATACAAAAGGTTAAAAGTCGTACTGCTACATTAGAAGAAAAAGTAGTAGAATTAGAACAAAAATGTGAAGAATTGCAGTTGCAATTACAAGCATATATTAATGGAAATTACGAGTTAAGAGAGGTTCAATAACTGGATCTCTCTTTCTATATTATATATAGGAGGAAATCAAATGGAATTAAAAGATACAATTGAATTGATGAATAGTGCAGATTATAAAGAACGTTTCAAAGCAGAGTACTATCAAGTAAAAATCAGACATGAAAAACTTCAAAATATGATACATAAATATGAAGCTGGTATATTAGGTTTTAAACTTGATTGTCCAATTGATTTATTGAAAAAACAAGCTAGTTATATGTATATGTATTTATCTATTTTAGAAACTAGAGCATTTGCAGAAAACATTAATTTATGGGAGGAAAATTAAATGGAAGATATTAAAAGTAACATAACAAAAGAGATAACAATGAAAAATGATATCAGAATTAATAATAAATTAGTAGTTAGTCAAACTGCTGTTATTAATTCTGCTAACCCACAAAGCGTAAGAATTACTAAATACAATAAT